CGACGCTTCTGCTGCGGCATCGTCAAGGACATCATCTCCATCACAGACAAGCGGGCAAACCGCCGGGCGCGTGTCGAGAACGTTTTCGAACTCACCGCGACCGGGCGCATCACGATCCCCGGCACCGCCCGCAAGCCCAAGGCATCCACAACCGTCTGCCCCTACCGCCGCGACCTCAAGGCGCTGGAGAAGAAGCACGGCTTCAAGGGCAAGATCGAGCGCGACCGGGATTGGATCGATTACGTCGTCCCGAAGTGTGATACCTTCCCACTGGGATTTGGCACCATGCACCACGACTGGGCGGAGACGCTGGGACGAGTGGAGATGACATTGGAAGACCCGAACGTGCTTGACGACGACGGGTGGCTATCTCTTTGATGGAAAAACTTGTTGACGAATTTGTGGAGTTAGTCTACCGCTGATTCGTCAACAAGGAGACAGACAATGGAAATGCAATTTTTCGTTCGCAGCGATGTCGTTTACACAGGACGGGACGAGACCGGATACCCGATCGAGGGACTGATCTATTACGTGGTTGCGGAGTCCGACACCGGCCGGCGTCTCGCCCATGGCTACACCTTCTCCGACGAAGGTATCTACAAGCGCGGGGAAGAGCGAGCTAACAAACTGCTCCGTCAGGTCGAACGCGCCTACAAGGCAGGGGAGGGGCCCGACTGGGACGCTTACTGGTATGAGATCGACCCAGCTTATGGTTCGCTCGCCTATCAGGGTCTCGATGACCAGAAGTTCTTTCGCAACCGGGAGATCGAGGAAGCCCACGCCGCTGGAGAGATCAACGAGCGCGAGGCGATCGACCTGATCATGCGCTGAGCGCAATTCTGACTTGACTATGGCGGGCATTCTGGTAGAGGACTGGGATGCCTGCAACTGATTCCAAAACTGACAACTCGTTCTTCTTCCATGGGATGGAGATCAAGGTAGCTGACTGGCTGCCATCTGGTGTGGACTTTGCAGTCCAGCGCGACCCCGGCCGTTACGAGTTTTTCGGATACGACAAGGGAGCCCCTGAGGGAGACCACTCAGTGGTCCATCGGGTTTACCCGACCATCCGGTTAGACAAAGGCTTGCTGGACGAACTCAGTGAAGACGACCTCAAGATCGCAAACCGTCTGAGCATCGAGATGCAGGCGATGCGGGAAGCCTGTCATTTGGAAGCAACCCGCCAGTTGCTTTACGGTAATACGACCACCAGAGCGCCGGGTGCTAACCCAAGATTTCTTTATGAGGATATGGTGCGGATCATGAAAGAAATGTCCGAAGCCGAAAAGAACCGGCAAATCGACGAGATCAGGGCGCTCATGAAGGCCGGCTTCACCGTGACGGTCAATGACGCAACCAAGAATCCGATTGTGGTTCTCCCAGAGGCATATCGCGAGGCTTACGATGAGGTCACAAGACCGCGTTCCATCTGGCCTCAGGAATACATCGATATGTTGCGAGACATGGATCGCGATAAGTGGACCAAGCAATACATGGGATCGTTCGGTCCCTTCGAAGACCAAATTCCGATCGATGATGAGGAGAACACCTGACATGCAAGCAACCGACATTGGACCGCACCCGGACGCACCGGATCACTACATCCGGATGGGTAAGCCGACCGACTGGGACGAAGCTGATTGCGGCACGCTGGCTGTTCGCCGCGTCGGAGCCACCGGCGACATTCTGTTCGAACCGGCTGTTCGGATCGTGCGATCGCAGCTTCCCAGCGGCGAGGAAGTCTACCCGGCGTTCATGTCAGAGTGGCGGCCCACGGCTGAGGAACTGCACCTGCTCAACAAGGGAGAGCCCATCCGGATGTTGGTGTCAGGGAACAACCTACCGCCCGTGGCTCTGTGGGTCCGAGGTGACAGCGAAGTCTAAGTGACTTCGCCCGCCGCTGCTAGAGCGACGGGCGAGGCCACCGAAAGCTAGGAGGACCAAGCTTCGAGACAAAGCTAGAACATTAAACTATGACGGTCAAGCTTCAAGTTCTCGGCTGGCCGCAAGCCCTTCAATCTTTGCAAGGCCGTAGGTGTCAGCGTATCCCATCAGGATCGTGACGTAGTAAGGAGCGTCCTCGGCTTCCCACCGGCGACAAGCGCGTCCTTCCGACGAGAATCCGAACAAGCGATCTACCGCCGCTTGATCCAAGCGATGACGCTCGCGGAAGTCGATGACGGCCGAAGCCGGCGTCTTGAGCTTAGCCACGGGCATTCTCCTGCTGTTCCTCGATACGACGATATACCTCATCCATAGGAATGGGTGTGTAGTCGATATGTTCCATCGAGACGCACAGATAGCGAGGATCGATCACCTCACGCGCACCTCCCCACCACGTCGGCACCGTCATCATCACGCGTTTGGTGTGAAGATGTCCGTGGACGTTCGCCTTCCAGCGCTCCTTGACCGACTCCGGGTGGAGCGGGATATGCGACATGATCAGATCGTCGAAGACCTTATAGGCGGTGATCTCCTCGAAATACTGGGCATAGTCCCGGTTGTTGTTCTTGACGAACACATCGTGGTTACCCATGCGGAGACGCTTGCGACCGTTGAGACGACCGAAGGTGTGAATTTGCTGCCGACCGATCACGGCATCACCCAACACTTCCACCTTGTCCTTGGGACCGACGACGCGGTTCCAGTTATCGACCATGGCTTCGTCCATTTCCTCGACCCGGCGCATGATGTCGGCTTGGACTTCGGGATCGAGATCGTCGAACTTGACCTTCCCTACCGCAGTTCCCCACGGCCGGATCGGCTTACCACCACTGGTGAACATGACCATGCCCTTGTGGCCGAAGTGCAGGTCAGCACAAGAGAAACGTTCAGGCATTGACAGGCTCTTCCTTGAACATCCAGATGCCGCCGGCGTCGCGGACGTAACGGGCCACAGCACACAGAGCGCCCAGTCCGTTGCGTCCGTTCTGGGATGCCCATACGACAGCGGCCGCAAAGGCTTCATCGATTGCACCTTCATGCTCCTCACGATGGCGATCGACGGTGATACCTTCTTCTTCCAGAGCGCGGGCAACAACCAGCAGCAAAGATGCCGGGCTATAATCGCCTTCGTCACCGATGACCTGATTGAGTGCATAGATGATCTTGTGGGCGGCTTCATCTGGGAAGGTGATGCTCATGTCGTCGTAAGCATCGATGTTACCCGCCCGGCGGAGGTAGCTCATACCACCATCAACCGCGATCGAGCCACAACGGCAATGTCGAAAGTCATGGCGATGGGAACTGAAAGGGGTGTCACCACACTTGTGGCAGCGAACTTGGTTTGAAAGAATCATGTGATCTCCTCGTTGGTGTTCCAGATGAAATATACGAACCGGAAGATTTGTCAACGAAAAACGCCCCGGAATCTCTTCCGGGGCGTCAACGCTGGGGTGTGGGTTTTGGTGGCTCTTAGCCTACAGCGGGTGTGTCGTTGTTCCGATCGGCTGGTTTGCCGGTGTCCGGGTTGATGTCGAGAGCATCAGCCGGCTTGTCAGTGACCTTACCGAAGCTCGGCATCACAACACGCCACAACTGGGCAAACACGGAGATCGGGCTCTGCTTGAACTGCTCGGAAGCCTTAACCAGACCGAAGATGATGTTCTCAGCGACGATCGCCGAGATACCACAGTAGATGTAGACCCACGAAGAGCCTTCAAAGGCGTGACCCACAAGAGCAGCGGCGCTACCACCGATGATGCAAGAGGCAAGCAATTTCCACCACACGCGACGCTCTCCTGAAAGAATCGATTGTAGAAGCACTAACATAGCGCCGCCGGTAGCGACCCAGATGCTGTGCTGGAGATCGGTATCGGTAGCTAAGATCGAAAAGCTAGACGGCATGGCGACGCGCACCCCAAAGGAATATGTGTGAAGAAGCCCCACCTTCAAGATCATGGCGAATGAACAGGTGGGCGGCAGTAAGGAGGGCACCTACACCGGAATGGATCGCCATCCATCGCCCGGTGTCACTGAATCGATATTGCCAATCTTCCGTGATCCCGTATTCAATCAGCGAGGCACAGTGTGCCAGAGCGAAGATAGATGAGAAGATCAGCCAGACGTATAGGAGCGCGTCGCGGCGTCCTTGTAGGATATGCTTGGGTTGATACTGGAACTCCTTACCGGAGCCGATGATGACGATACCGGTGAGGAACGACATGGCGCTGCACACCACCGCCAGATAAACTAGGAACATATGATGTCACCTGCTGGGAGCGACGGTGGGAATGCACCGAATGATCATCTATGATAGCAGGAAATTCCATCTTAGGCAAGCAAAAATGTCGGTGAACGAAGGATCGCTTCGTTCACCGACATTCTCACCTGTTTCGGATAGTTAGGGATGACTTGGGGAAGCTACTTTACGCATCAATGTTCCACCAAGAGACCCTATTTTGTAAGTGTAAATCAACTCACCGTAGGTTGGGTGCATCCTATGGAGATACCTATTCTCCACAAGCTCTTCCAGTTCCTTCCTGAAATCCTCGACATGCATCCCGAGGAGCATACCGATCCCCTTATCATCTGGTTTGGTCCGGGCCTGTGAAATGCTTATGAACAACTCGACCGCAAAAAATACCTTGAGATGACGTGCCGTTAATCCCTTCCTTTCAAAGTGATCTAGGCTTTGAACCATGGATTGTAGGAGGTTAACTCTCGGGTCCTCCGAGAGCAGCCTGAAAGGTTTTGAGTCCTTCTTCGTTCTCGATTTTCGTCCAGCGGTGGGCGACACACATTTCGTTGACGTGGTTTTTGATGGTGTCGTAGATACTCGGCGCGGTTTGCCGGAGACGGGCTCTTTCGAGGCCAAGACTGATCTCCCCTTCTTGGTTGATTGGGATAACGACAGTGCGACCTTCTTCGAGCTTATCCCACAAGTCCCCCAGACTAAGTAGGACGGCATCAAGATCGCGCTCATTCCCCTCCATGAAGAAAGCCCCAGAAGCCATAGAAGGTTTACGCTTCGTAGGGATTCCGAAGGTGTTGGGTTCGGATCGAATGATCGCCTGACCACCCTTTCCGAACCCAAGCATATTGTCACCGAACACGAACAGCAAGTCCGGACATGCACGGCAGAGCGCCGCGCTATACCAGCCGCTGAACAGGATGACTTGAGTCATCAGG